CTGACAAAAGAATGGGTTGACTTAACTCAACAAGAGCTTGACGAATTAGATGAACAAAGCCCATCACTACATGAGTTTGTTCAAAATTTAATGTCCAAACTCAAGGAGAAGAACAGTGCTTGAGGTACACAATATTAACGGCAGACTCACGACACGCGATGTTTGGTACACGACCGATGACTATGGCACGTTATGGCGATTCGTTGTAACAGAAGGCGGCGCTCGCTTTTGGTGGGACGCAATTCATGAGACAGCGATGATGAAGATTCTTGGGTATACAGATTGGAGTAGAACATGATGGATGAAAAAGCAATTCAAAAAGCGTGGAACATGATGTCCATGCACAACATCGAACTGTTACTTGAGAACGAGCAGTTAAAGAAACAGCTTATGCGCCAGAGCTTGTGGTACGCAATCAAGCGAGCGATCAACATCTGGAGGGGTAAAGAATGATTTTGAATCAAGGAAAACTGGCTGACGGTTTGGTTGATGACCTGCTTGCAGCCGTACACAAGTATGACGAGTCTCTGTACATGGCAACAGTGATTGGCGTGTTGGAGTTGGTCAAACAACAACTGATAAACGACAGCATTCGGGGGGACGATGATGACTGAAGAAGAAAGTAAGTGGATTAAAACCAACGATATCGTATGCGCCTTGCTTAGGCAAGCCCATGATGTACTCGCCTTATCGTCTTTGCCGCCAAAGCACAGATGGGTGGGATTGACAAGAGAAGATTATGCGTCACCCGAGACGGGAGATTACTACGAGTCATTTGAAGATGGCGCACGGTGGGCGGAGATGAAGTTGAAGGAGAAAAACAATGCTTGAAGCAATCAGAACATTTTGGGGGAAGTTGCGCGGCCAACATGGCGAGCGCAGGACTGTCATCGCAGAAGGAACGCTGTACAGGTGCACAAGCTGCCACACAATTTTCTTAACACGAACAGCGGGAGAACAACACCAATGCCAAGACCAAAAAGTGAACTGACCAAGTCCGGCAGAGCAGTGGGCGTACGATTAACAGAAGGGGAGTATCAGGAATGGATCAAACTCGGGGGGACAAAATGGCTGAGGGCCGTGCTAAAAGAAAACAAACAAAAGACCGTCCAGTCTACGATGGGGTACGGGAGTACAGCGACTGGAACCCGTTCGAGCGCGTAGACCCCGCAGTCATTGAAGACATTCACAAACGCCACGATCACAACAAGATCGTTCACACACTAGAAGACACAGAGGAGGAAGAACATGGATAAACATTTCAACGGCACACGGGCTGATGACTTACAGATCAGCGGCAACCACTACAAAGAGATGGCGGTACAGCCGTGGGAACTTATGGAGTCAGTGCTGACACACGCGGAGTTCGTAGGCTATCTCAAAGGCAACGTCATCAAGTACGCACTGCGTGCTGGCCGCAAAGAAGGCAGTGATGACTTGGGTAAGTGTAGACACTACATGATGAAACTCAAAGAAGTACAGAACAAGGGCTAGGCGGTATTCCAGTTGTGATGTGTGTAAGCCTAGTAGATGCGACCACAACATCACGGACAGCAGTGGTGCCTAGCCTTTGGATGACCGCTGTTGTCCGACTTTCCAACCGCGAAGCGAGGGGGCGCGGAATCTACTTGACCCCCTCACCAATTCAAAGGAAACTGTATGGCATCGACACCAGAAGTAAAAGTAAAGAAGCAAATCAGGAAGTTGTTGGATGAGCTTGGCGTGTACTACGCTATGCCAATAGGCACAGGCTACGGCAACTCAGGGGTGCCAGACTTTCTGGTATGCGCCAAGGGTGTGTTCATTGGCGTGGAAGCAAAGGCAGGGAAGAACAAACCCACCCTGCTTCAAGAAGAACATCTGCGCCGCATACGAAGCGCAGGGGGAGTGGCAATGGTGGTTAACGAAGACAACATAAACGAACTCAGAAAGGTATTGACATGAACGACGAACACAACTTAGAAGCGCGGCTGGCGCTGATGTCGGACGAAGAGAAGCAGCACTTCAAGACTGTGGTGCTGGAACTCGTCCAGTGCTATGGCCCTGATGCAAAGCAAGCAGTGATTCTGTTCAATGGTAGTGACAAGCTGGGCGGTATCGTTACGCTCAACTGCAACGAGATGGAGGCGGCAGAACTTATGCTGGAAGCCAACGATTTTTTCGGCTTCTTGAACGTTATTGGCGCACCCCCAAAGGAGGCATTTAATTGACTAAACCATTTGACAAGATAGTCACCATCGACTTCGAGACTCGGTGGGACAAGCGTGACTACACGCTATCCAAGATGACAACAGAGGAGTACATACGTGATAAGAGATTTAAAGCGTTTGGAGCAGGTATACATGAGTTCGGAACTGACAGCCCAATTGAGTGGGTTGGAGGAGATGGACTACCTAAATTCTTTTCAGGAATCGACTGGGGACGAACCGCCGTGCTTGCGCATAACGCACAGTTCGATATATCCATTATTGAGTGGGTCTACGGTTATCAACCCGCATTCATCTTCGACACCCTATCAATGGCGCGAGCTTTACGCGGCGTGGAAGTTGGGAACTCACTTGCAAAACTGGCAGCAGATTTTGGATTGCCCGCCAAAGGCACAGCTATACACTCAACTGATGGAGTTCACGAGTTGGCCCCCGAGACCGAGCGAGCACTCGCTGAGTACTGCAAACATGATGTGTTTCTGTGCGAGGAAATATTCAAACGGTTGGCTAATGCCTATCCATCGAAGGAGTTGCGACTGATCGACATGACGCTCAAGATGTACACACGCCCAATACTTGAGCTTGACAGCAAGATGTTGATACAGGCATTAACAGAAGAAGGAGAACTACGTGAAGGATTACTTCAACGCCTCGGCATACAAGAGGCTGAGCTTGCGTCGAACCCGAAGTTTGCTGATGTACTTCAAAGCCTCGGGGTTACTCCCCCGACTAAGGTCAGTAAAACTACCGGCAAAACGGCGTTCGCTTTTGCCAAGAACGATGCCCTCTTCCAAGCGTTACTCAATGGTGAACGTGAAGACGTTGCCCTCCTTTGTGAAGCACGCCTTAAAGTTAAATCCACGACAGAACGAACGAGGGCACAGCGATTTCTTGACATCAGTCAGCGCGGCAAACTACCGGTTCCGCTATCGTATTACGGTGCTCTCTCGGGTCGCTGGACGGCGGCAAAGGGAAGCGCCATCAACATGCAAAACCTCAAGCGCGGAAGTTTCTTACGCAAAGCAATTATGGCTCCCGAAGGCTACCAGCTCGTCGTGGGTGATCTCTCACAAATTGAACCGCGAGTCCTCGCGTGGCTTAGTGACTACCACGAGATGCTTGACATCTTCAGTGCTGGTGGTGACCCTTATGCCGCTTTCGGTGCACAGATGTTTAACATACCCGGACTCACTAAGGAAAGCCACCCAGACTTGCGGCAGTCTGCGAAGAGCGCGTTACTTGGTTGCGGGTACGGTCTCGGCTGGGCTTCGTTTGCGTCCCAGCTTCTTACTGGCTTCCTTGGTGCGCCGCCTGTCAGGTACTCTAAGGACTTTGCCAAAGCACTCGGTGTAAGTTCTGAGTACGCAAAAGAGTTTGCCAAGTGGGACGGCAACGACACCAAGCTATTTGACATCCCTCACACTTGTTCTGATAAAGATTTGCTGGTGCATGCCCTTGCCGCCAAGGCAATCATCGACACTTACCGCCAGACCGCTTGGCCTATTGTGGCGATGTGGGGGTTGTTCAGCGAGCTTATACACAGATGTTTGTATATGGGTAAAGAGTACACCCACAAGTGTTTGACATTCCGCAAAGGCGAGATAGAATTGCCAAACGGAATGAAACTTCTGTACCCCAACCTGCGTCTTGAACAAGGTGACAACGGCAAACCGCAGTGGGTGTACGGAGAGCGTGCAACAAAGTTGTATGCAGGTAAGATAACAAACAATGTGACGCAAGCACTTGCCAGAATCGTGATGACGGATGGCATGTTGAGGGTAGCGAAGAAGTACCCCATCGCTGGCACGGTGCACGACGAGTTGATCGCTGTTGTACCGGATGAAGAAGTTGTTGACGCGAAGACTTGGGTCTTGGCGCAAATGACTATGGAACCGAGTTATATGCTGGGGATACCTCTGGCCGCTGACGGTGGTGCACACCGTAGGTACGGGTTAGCAAAATCATGAGGAGAAGCACATGAAGATACCCAAGAAAATAACAGTGGGCACCAAGACCTACGCAATCATCAAGGTCAGGAAAGCAAGGACGAAGAACACCCTTGCCGCGATTGACTATCAGCACGGCATCATCTGGATGGCGACACACGACATGCAGGACAACAGGCTAGGCAAAGCAGAGATGGCCGACACGTTCTGGCATGAGTTGACGCACGCAGTACTTCACGACATGGGGCACGACCTGTGTTACGACGAGAAGTTTGTGACAGCGTTCGCCAACCGCCTATCCCTATCTGTAGACTCAGCCCAACTATGAAAAAACAAGCATGGTCACACTCCTCCCTCAAAGACTTTGAGGGTTGTCAGCGCCGTTACCAAGAAGTCAAGGTACTCAAGAACTACCCGTTCACAGAGACCGAAGCAACGCGGTACGGCAATCAAGTCCACGAAGCATTGGAGTTGTACGTCAAGGAGGGCAAGCCAATACCTCCTGCGTACGCACAGTTCCAACCTGTGGTGGATGCGTTGCTGAATAAGTCTGGCCGTAAGCTGGCAGAGTACGAGATGGCGTTGACCACAGACCTATTGCCAACGAAGTGGAAAGCGGATAACGTATGGGTGCGTGGTATCGCAGACCTGTTAATTGTTGATGACGAGAACCTGACCGCATGGGTGGCAGACTACAAGACCGGCAACAACAAGTACCCAGACCGCGATCAGCTTGTGCTCATGTCTATCATGGTGTTCGCACACTTCCCCCACATACGTAGGGTTAACTCTGCGTTATTGTTTCTTGTAAAGAATGACATTGTGAAAATGACAATGACCGCAGACGATGCAAAGAAACATTGGTGGAGCTACCGTGAACGCTACGCTCGGCTAGAAGCATCTTTTGCAAACGATGTGTGGAACCCAAATCAAACGCCTCTGTGCGGTTGGTGCCCGGTAAAAACATGCGAGTTCAACTCAAAACACTAAGGAACACTCATGCCTTATAAAAATCCAGAAGACCGTCCGTCGTATGCCAAGTACGAACAAAAACCAGAAATCATTAAAAAACGAGCCGCTCGAAACAAAGCACGCGCAATGCTTATGAAAGAAGGACTCGTACACAAAGGAGATGGAAAAGATGTCGATCACAAGCAGCCCTTATCTAAAGGCGGGACTACAAAGCGCAGCAATCTCAGTGTCAAGTCCGCTTCAAGTAACCGCAGCTTCGCACGGAAGTCTGACCACAGCATTAAGTAGCGGTGTAGTTCGCGCAAAGGCGTTTGTTGACAGTGAAGTCACAACTGCAATGCTTGAATCCGAAGCGTTCAATATTCCTGTCAGCAGGTTGATTGATGTGTGGGAAGCACGTTTTGGAAACAAGTGGATAGATTTAGAAACATTAGAGGGAGACGAGTTCTTTAGCAGTGCGTTCAAGAGACTTAAACAACTCGGAGAAGTTGAAGTCCATTTTTTAACAGACAGAGCGCGGTACGTGTGCCGCATGCCAGAGCAATAACAGGAGAAGCAAATGGGAAGAATGAAAGACTTAGGTCAACAACTAAAAGATAAATTAGATTGGGTATACGAGGAAGAAAGCCGAAAACTACAAAAACAAATTTTTGCAGGAGTTATTCAAGGGAGTTCGTATGGGGGACAAGGACTAGTAAAACAAAGATCAACAATAGTAAGCAACATGCGCGGCGTAGACGACCCCAACAAACGTGAAGCGTATGCCATCCCACTATCAAGACTGGTAGATATGTGGCGTATAAAGTTTGAGGATAAGTGGGTAGACGTGTCTGAGCTAGAAGAAGAGTTCTGGATGGACGCATCGGGAAGACTCCACAGAAACAAACTCATGGAAGAAGTTGAGTTCCACGCCAGCAACACGCCGTGGGCGCGGTTGAAGGAGGACGCATGAGTACGTTGAAATACAAAGCAACAGGGCGGTACGCTACGGGGTGGGCAGACGTGCCAACAACGCTGGAGTTACACATGCGTATGCGTACAGGCCTTGAACACGTAGCAACTGAAACACTGCGCAACCTGTGGATGGTTAGGTTTGGTGCTCGCAACGTGACGTTGGACGAGATGTACGAACGCAGGTTCGATGACATTGCAAGAGTTGCACAAGAGTTGGCAAATAGAAAATTAGTTAGTCACGAAATAATAAACCGTATGGAGATGGACGCGGCACTGCACTACTACTTATTGGGAAGAGAACATGGAAATAGTTGACAACAAGGCGCTGATACTGCGCACACGTGACCCAAACAAATACAGCATCATTCCAAAACACAAGGTACTCAGCGAAGAAGATGGCATCTATCAGGTTGCTGTGTACTGGGGGCTTGATGAAAGCAGGGTACTTAAAAACCTCGGTGTCAAAGATGTGCCATCGCCAATCAAAGGACGTTATGGTTGGCCGGGCAAGTATAAGCCTATGGCTCACCAGATTGAGACAGCGGCATTCTTGACATTGCATCGCAGAGCGTTCTGTTTTAACGACCCCGGCACTGGTAAAACGCTGTCTGCATTGTGGGCGGCTGACTACTTGATGGAACGTTCAGAAGTACGCAGGGTGTTGGTACTGTGTCCTCTATCAATCATGCACAGCGCGTGGATGGGCGACATCATGAACAGCACCATGCACAGAAGCGCCATTGTTGCTCACCATCAACAAGCATCACGCCGCATAGAGATGATTCAACGTGACTACGAGATCGTCATTGCAAACTACGATGGACTGAACCTAATCGCTGATGAGATACGAAACGATGGCCGCTTTGATTTGATTATTGTTGACGAAGCCAACGCTTACAAGAACCCATCAACACGGCGTTGGAAAGCGCTGGCATCAATCATCAAGCCTGAGACATACCTGTGGATGATGACTGGCACTCCTGCATCGCAATCGCCTGTTGATGCGTATGGCCTTGCACGTTTGGTTAACCCAAGCGGTGTGCCGAAGTTTCAGACAGCGTGGCGCGACAAGGTGATGAACAAGATCAGCATGTTCAAGTGGGCACCAAAAGATAACGCACGGCCACTGGTGTACGAAGCACTGCAACCAGCAATTCGTTTCACAAAAGATCAGTGCCTTGACTTGCCGCCAGTAATCACAGTGACACGCGAAGTGCCAATGACACCACAACAAAACAAATACTATCGAATGCTGAAAGAGCAGATGATGGTGCGTGCGGCAGGGGAAATCATCAGCGCAGTCAACGCGGGTGTTGCCGTAAACAAGCTGCTACAAATATCTTGCGGTGCCGCGTACACAGACGACAGGGAGGTTGTGGAGTTCGACGCATCTCCTCGCCTACACGTGCTGGAAGAAGTGCTTGAGGAGACTGAACGCAAGGTCATCATCTTTGCGTTGTTCCGTTCCAGCATTGACACTATAGTGACGCACCTCACCAAGCAAGGCTACGCCGTGGGACAGATTCATGGTGACGTGAGCGCCAGCAAGCGTGGGCAGATCATTGGCGACTTTCAGACCACTGACAGGATACGCGTGTTGGTCTTGCAGCCACAAGCAACAGCGCACGGGATTACCCTAACTGCCGCAGATACTGTTGTGTTCTTTGGGCCACTGATGAGCGTGGAGATGTACACGCAATGTATTGCTCGCGCTGATCGTAAAGGTCAAGACTCTGACAAAGTTACTGTGGTACACATTGAATCAAGCCCGATTGAGAAAAAACTATTCAAGGCTATGGAGGGTAAAGTTGACGAGCATAAACTGCTTGTAAACATGTTTGACAGCGAAGTAAAAAATATTTAAAG